CACCGTCGAGACCGTGGTCACCGTCGAGACGGTCGTGATGGCGGCCAACGTCAGCGAGGCGCTGATCGAGTCCAGCAACATCCTCACGCGACCGCCCGTATCGACAGTCAGCAGGCCCGCAGCGCGGGTGAGGCTCTGCATCGCCATGCGGATCGCCTCAAGCGTCTCGATCAACTCGCCGTAGCCCGCGACAGGCATCGGAGAGGTCTCGGAGACGTCGGTGACCGTCTTCGCATCGTCCGCGCCCGCGACCGTCGCCAGCGCGACGACCTGCATCTGCGCGGTCTCGCCCGAATAGCTGACCTCGCGGCTGGCGGCTTTCGCGCCGCTGCCGGGGGTGATTGCGACGTTGTCGGCCATATCAGGCCACCGTGAACGAGAAGATGCCGTTGGCGTCCCAGATGATCTTGAAGTCGGTGCCAGCGCCGGCGCTCTGCGAGCCGTCGAAGTCGATGAAGGCGATAGGCGGATCGTTCGCGTCGGTGTCGTTGTAGATCACGCCGAAGCTCGCCGTGATCGAGCCGCCGCTCGCCGTCAGCGTGACGTCATCGGCATCGAAGCGCGCATCGTTCGTGGTGACGGTCGTCACGGCGACGTTCACCAGCGACGGGCCGCCAGCCGTGTACCCGGTTCCTGTCGTGGCCTCGGTGCCACCGACACCCGCGAGCGTCGTGTGCGTCGCGTTGAACGTCGCGGCGGTGAACAGCTTCACCTTGTAGGTGTCGCCCGGCACGTTGGAGCCTTCGGCGAAGAGCTTGGCCGTGTGGTTGTAGAGGCTGATTGTGACTGCCATCTGAGAGGCTCCTAGAGCTTGGAGACGCGGACGCCGGGATAGGAGATCTCCGATCCGGCCTGACGGTCGCGGCGCTTGCCTTGCGCGCGGCGTAGACGATAGGCACCCGACAGGGTGACGAAGGTGTGCCGAACCAGCGCCACGTTACCGAAGCGCGCTTTGGCGGCCTTGGCGACGCTATCCACATACCGATAGCGGCTGTCGTCCACGATGAATGGCGAGCCGGATCGCGTCTTCCCGACCTCCAGCCGCCGCGCGTAGGGCTTCGTGTTCGCGATGACGAAAGATTTCGTGTCGTGCGTGATCGCCGAGACCTGGGCCTCGACGCCATCGACCAGCAGGATGAACGAGCGCGCGTAAGCGCCGGTCGGTCCGCGCACCGCGCCACGCTCCAGCGTGTCGAGGAGCCATGCGGCGATCTCGCGGAAATACTCGTATTCGATGATGATGGTGGACTTGTCCGTCGCCGCGTCGATAGGCGCGCCGCGCCGTCCGTCCACGATGGTCTCGGTTGTCGGCGCGATGCCCGCGCGTTGCGTCTGTTCCATCACCACGCGCGCCTTCTCGCGGCGCGCGGCGTCTTCCAGTAGCGCCTCAACTTGCGCCGGAAACAGATTCTTGCTCGTCACCGTGATCTCGCGCGCGAAGATGCGCGGCGAGCGGTACGCCCTCATCCCCGGCAGACCATGTTGTAGCGTTCGATCATCTCGCCCACGCGCACGGTCTCGACCGATTGCACGTTGAGGAGCCGCCCCTCCAGGAGCAGCTTGTCATCGCGGCGCGGCGGTGCCGGCCATTGCGCGGCGTCGATCTCGGCGACGTGCGCGATGATCTGCCGGTCACCCTGCTGGAGCCCGGATCCCGGCACGATCTCCTGCGCCCTGAACTGGCGCGCGAAAACGCGCAGCGTGACCTCGTGCCAGACTTGGTTCGCGCCGACGCCGGTCAGCCGCCGCAGCTGCGCGACCTGGCCCAGCCGGTCAATCGCGCCGCGCGTGTTCATCGGACGTTGGCGCGGACCGAGACAACCGTCGATCCGGCGTAGGTGCCAGTCGAGACCACCGTCGCGCGTAGCCGGTCGCCCAGCGTGCCGTCGAGCGCGGTGTCGGCCGAAAGGCTTCCGGCGGACGCTGCGGCGAGGCGCGGCGTGAGGCCGGAAACGGTCATCACCTTCTGCAAGCCGGAAGTGGTGAAATCGAAGCGCGCGATCTGCACCCAGGTCACGCCCTGATCGAGCGATGTCTCGACCAGCGCGTAGCAGGAGGTGCCGCCCGAGCCGTAGGCCAGACGCGCGGAGAGCGTGATGGCGAGCGCGCCGCTGAGATCATCGACCACCTCGCCGACCTGCGTCGCGGCCGCGCCGATGGAGAAGTCGCCCAGGCTGAACGTGCCGCTCATACGATGACCTCACGATATGGATTGAGCAGCGCCACGACGCCGTCAGGAAGCGGCCCGCCGCCGTTGCGCGGATCGAGCCAGGATTGCGCGCCGACGCCCTCGACGCTCTCGGAGCGGAGCGAGGGATCGCGGCCACGCGAGGCATTCATAGCGACGACCAACTGCGTCGCCGCGCGTTCGATAGCTGGCGCGACACCGTCCGGCAAATCGTAGCCCGCGACGTAGGTCAGGATGACCTTGACCGCCGGCCAGCGCGCGCGCTCATCGTCAAACAGCCGGTAGGCGAAGCTCCGGTCGATCTCGTAGTCGGTGGCGGCAAGCGTCACGCCGTCCTCCACGATGCTCGTCACGCTGACCACCGGCCAGCGCGACAGCATGATGGTCTCGGACGCCGCTGACAGCCGCAGCGTCTCCGCGACGGTCTCGCGGCCGAGCGGACGCCCGAGGTAGTCAGCGATGACGGCGCTGGCCTGATCGATGTAGGCCAGCAGCCGCGCGTCGTCGCTCGTTCCCGAGATCGACAGTTCGCGCTTGACCGCATCGAGCGAGGTCAGGCGCGAGGATGTCGCGGGAACGAGGACGGAGAGCATCAGATCACCGTGATGACGAACTGGCCGACCTTGGCGTTGCCGCCCTGCGCCAGCACGATCTTGACGCGGTCGTTCGCAAGGCAGATCAGATCAGGCACCGTGTGTTCGCTGACGGCGCTAGAAAAGAAACGATCCGTCCCGTCCTGCTCATGCGTCGGCTGACGTGGCGCGCGCGTTCCGCTGGCGGTGATGTCGGACTGCGTCCAGAGACCTTGCCCAGTGCTCTCGACCGTGATGGCGAAATCGACCGTTGCGGCGTAGGGGTTGGTTCCGTCCGCGACATAGGCGATAGACGAGATGGCCCCGGTGATGGTCGGCGAAAAGGCCGTCGCCGACCCATCCGCCGCCGTCGTCACCGAAACGCTGAAGCGCTCGACCTTCATCGACGTCACTCGACGACGTAGTCGAAGATTACATCGATATGCGTCGCCGTCGTCACGTTCGATCCCGTCTTGCCGACCAGGATCGCCGTGCCCGCGTCGTTCGCCGTGTAGCTTGCGCCGTCGGCCAGGACCGTGCCGCCGGTGCCGCCGTCGAACAGGACGGTGGACTGGGTCAGGTTGGCCTGCGCGTAGGCCACGAGCTTGCGAGAGGTCGATAGCGTGCCGGTAACGTCCACCGTCGTCACTGCACCCGCAGCGCCGCCGACCGAGATCGCCTTGCAGGCGACCATCCGGTAGCTCTTGCCCGGGATCGCGGGAAGGAGCGTCGCGCCCGCGTTGATCTCAGCGATGGTGAAGCGCTGGCGCTTGTTGAGGATCGCGCCGCCGCTGATGTAGCCGCCCGAGATGCGAAGCTCGCCCCCGATGACGGAGAGCGCGCCGCCCTGTGCGTCGTAGTTCTGCGTGGAATAGCTCATGAGAGCACCTCGTTCGGAAGAGAGGGCGGCGAGCCGAAGCCCGCCGCCCAGTCAGATCAGGCCGGCGGGTTCGCCGACGGCGCGGTCCGGGCGTTGCCCAGAACCCACACCGCCGAGAACAACGCCGCGCTGGCGTTGCTGGCCGGCGTGATGGTCGCGCGGACGTAGCGCTTCCCGCCGACATAGCCGATCTTCCGGCACTCGTTGTCATCATCGAACTGGAAGCCCGCGAGGGCCTCGGTGCCGAGGAGGAACGTGTCGGACACAGCCGCCGCGTCCGTCAGCGTCGCGCTGTCGCCGTCCTCGATGAGGACGACGAACGTCGCGTCTGCGTCGGCAATCGAGCCGGTCGCGATGACCAGCTCGATGCTCTCGTAGCCGCGCGTGTCGAGGATCTGCGACACCTGCGCGGTGTTGTCGGACACCGACACGGGCGAGATCGCCCGCTTGATGTCGATGTTGTTGTGAAGGTCTTTGGAGGCCATTGGGATGGTCCTTTCTCAGTCAGATCAGAGGGCGACGTTCTGCAACACGATGGCCTCGGGCAGCACGACCTGACCACCGACGCGGCGGCGGAAGATCATGCGGACCGCGCCGCTCGTCGCCTGGGTGTACGGATCGCGGAGCATCTCCATCGCGATGCGATCCACGATGACGTAGCCACGGCGGAAGTCACCGAACGCGACGGGCTTGGCCGACGCGCCGACATCCGGCATGTCAGCGGCCTCGACGTAGGGCGCGCCGTTGATGGTGTTCGGCACGCCGCCGGCCAGGCCAGGAGCCCAGAGATACTCGCCGTCGCCGTCCTTGAGGCGGCGGATCTGACCGATGGTGCTGCGGTTCAGCATCCACACCGCCGCGCGCGCGTAGTCGGTCTTGATGCCGTAGTAGACCGACAGCAGACCGTCAGCCGTCAGCGCGGCCGCCGCGCCGCTGTTCACGGTCGCGATGGAAGCGTTGTTGAGGAAGCCGAACGGACGACCGACGCCGGAGCCCGAGAGGAACGCCGCACCTTCGGCCTTCGCGAACTGCTCGGTGGCCTCGGCGCGAACCTCGGCCTCCATGTTGAAGGCGGCGTCTTCGAGCATCTGGTTGGTGATGTCCACCAGCGCGAACATCTCGTGCGTCGGGATCTCGTCCATGCCGTAGGTCAGGCCGGTGGTCTCGGAGCGCGTGCCCTGCTCCTGGACCCACTGCGCCGAGAAGGTGCCGGTGCGCTTCGGCAGCTGGATCGCCTTCTGCGTGGTCTGTCGCGTGCGCGCGACAGCGCGGAACGGCGTGACCTCGACGACGCCCTTGATGATCTCGCGGACGTACTCGGTCGGCGCGAGATAGCCGCCGAGCGTGTCGGGCGACAGCGAGAGCGACTTCATCTCGGCGGCGACGCCGTCGAGGCTCTTGCGCTCGCTCTCGGACAGAGCGCCGTCACCGCGCGCGATGGAACGGACCACGGCCCGCATCCAGTCGTTCGCGCGCGCCTTGATCTCGTCGGCCTCGGGCGCGGCCTTGCCGGAGCCCATCCGGTTCAGCTTCGCGGCCAGATCGGCGGCGGTCTCGGAGGCGTTCTTCGCCGCGAGCTCGGCCTGAACCAGCTTCTGGTTGAGGCTCTCGTACTTCGACAGCGACGTCTCGATCCGGTCGAGCTTGTCGCGCGTCACGACATCGGCGCTGCCCTTCTTCTCGATCTCGGCGAGGCGCGCGTCATTGGTGGCCTTGAAGGCCTCGAAAGCGGAGCCGACAGCATCGACCGCGCCCTTCAGTTCGTGGAGTTCCATGGGATTACCCTTTCGTGGAGAGGATGGAAGCCGCGCGCTTCAGCGACGCGACCAGAGCCTCGACCTCGTCATCACGAGAGGCGTCGGCGTGATCATCACCTGCATCGCGCAGGTGACGACGGACCACCGCGACGAGGCTCTTGGCCTCGGCGATGGACATTTTGTGCTCTTCGCGCAGAGCGGCCTCGAGGCCGCGCGCGTCGAGAATGAGCGCGGGAGCGCTCTTGAGATAGGCCAACTTCGCGAGCGGGTTCATCGGGTCGTCAACGACCGACACCTCGCGCAGATCGATGGCCTTGAGCCAGCGGCGCGGCTCTCCGGTGCGGCCCGTGCCCATCTTCGATCCGCCGGCGGGGACGCGGTAGCCGATTGACATGCCCTTGATCGCACCCTCGCGCAGCCGCGCGTAGGTCATCTTTCCCTCGTCGGTGTCGAGGCCGATGATCCGGCCCTCGACATGCAGACCGTTCTGGTCCTCGCTCATCTTTTCCCAGACGCCAACAGCGCCCTTGGAGCGGTCGTGGTTGTAGTACATGGCCGGGAGCATGTTCTTCGCGCCCCACGACGCGAGGCTGCGCGCCATCGCGCCCGGCGTGATCATGTCGCCGCCTTCATCGATGTTTCCGTACACGGCGCCGTAGCCCGAGAACGAGCCCATCGGCTTGTCGGCCGCGAACTTGACTTCGAGCGCGATGCTCGCGACGCCGTTGCTCATTCTCCGAGCTCCTCAATCCTGTCGGCGATCCTGTTCGCCCATGCGCGGCCAGCGTCGCCGCCCCAGAGATCCCATGCGATGCGTCCGTTCGACGGGAAGCCCGGCTCGCCCTGGCGGAAGCCTTCGGCCTCTTTGTCCACTTCGTGCCGCGCGAAGAACGAGACCATCCGCATGATGGTGTCGCGCGGCAGACGGCGACCGTTGCTGATGTCGCGCGCGCGAGCGATTCCGATGGCGGTACCGCCGCGCCCGTATTCGTCGCGCCACGCAAGCGCGCGCCGCGCGTTCGCCGCCATCTCGTCGGTCGGCGTCCACGGGTTCTTCTGCGCGTCGTCCTCGACATCGACAGGCTGCGCGACGTCCGCGTCCGATCCCTGGCCCGCGACCTCGCCCATGTTCAGCGGGAAGAGTGGCTTGTCGAGACCATCTATCGGGTTCCACCCGTCGTCCTCGCGCGCCTCGTTGCGGGTCATCCAGCCGCCGCGAATAGCGCGGTCGTAGTATTCGGCGCGGTCCTTGAGGGAGCCTCGCAGAAGCTCGCTTGTGTCCATCGTGAAGCGGTAGCCCGCGCTCCACTCCTCATCGGTGAGCAGCTGCGCGTTGAGCGCGCTGGTCATCGCCTTGATCTCGGGCTGGAGCGTGTATCTGACATGCGCCGCGAAGAACGCCTCGGCGGAAGCGAACGTCGGTGAGTTGTTGCCCGCGTGCCCGAGCATGATGCTGAAGACGCCCATCAGCCGCGCGATCTCTTCGATCTGGTGCTTGCGCGTTTCGAGGTGCTGCGCGTCCACGCCGGTCATCTGCGTGGGCGTGAATTTCAGCGCGCCGCTCGCCAGCACCGGCTTTCCGGTGTTCGACGCCGAGCCGTACATCGAGGCGATGGCCTCGCGCACCCGGTCTCGTTGCTCCTGCGACGGATTGCCGTCGAGCGTGAACAAGCCGGTCGTGCGAACGCCGTTCTTGTGCAGCGCCGCTTGGCTTCGCTCGCTGGCCTGCGCCAGCCCCAGCGCCTGCCGACCGAGAAGCACCGGGTCGAGCCCGCGCGCGCTGTCCCACGACGGCGACCTGAGATGGAACACCTCGCCACGCGAGAGCGTCAGCGTGCGGCTGTTCTCAAACGAGATCGTGTATTCGAGCTCCAGATCCTGTCGGACGACGATCTGGACGTTATCGGGCTTGATCGGGATCAACTCGCGGATCTGCCCGTTGACCACGTTGCGCCACGACACCGCGCACCCGGTCGATGCCTTGTGCATCATCGTCGTGCGGACCCATTCGCTCGCGTCCTGCCACGCATTCGGAGAGCGCGCGAAGAGGTCGAACAGCGGATGATCCGTCGCCGGTTCCATCCCGCCATCGGTCGGTCGCATCAGCACAATCGGCAGCTGCGCGAGACCGTCCGCGATGACCATGACGGCGCGGTAGAACGCCGGGACTTGAAGCGCCGTCGAGACGGTGACCGGCTCGCCGGTCCATGACTGCGAATAGCCAAAGGCAGCATCGAGCCAGCCCTCGGTGAACTCGACCGCTTTCTTCTCGTCGCGGCCAGACAGCCGCTCAAGCCATTTCAGCACGGCATCGCCCACGCCGCCGCCGGTCCGGCGACGGTCGGATTGAGCGTCATGAGGTGCGCCGCGTTGAAGGATGCCATCAATGGGTCGATCTTTCCGTATCCGCTCGCCGCTCGCTCAATCATCATCGCCGTCGATGTCGCGCGGACTTTCGCGTTGCCCGCGCACCACGCCAGAAGGCGCGAGCCTGAGTGTTTCAACGAGCCATCGACGAGCTTGCGTTCGACGGTCTTCGCGGCGTTCATCAGCCGGATGCCCTGCGGCACGCCGACCAGGAGTTTCGTCTCTTCCGAGACGCCTATCTCGGCCAGCGCGTCAACCGCGCCGCCGATGCCGGCGGGATCTGCGCCGACCATCGCCAGGCATCCGGCGTCGAGGACAAGCCCGACATGTGCCTTGATCCATTCGAGGTCGCCGGGAAGCCCATCGACCACCGTCAGATCGCCATCGCGCGCGAAGTCGCTGTAGAGCGCCGCGTTCGCCTTGCGACGGTCCAGCCCCTCGGGCGAGATCAGCGCGTGCGCCCAGAGCAGCCAGCGGCGCGTGTCTCGCTCCCTCGCGATGACGGCAAAGCCGAACAGATCGTCCAGTCCGCCACCGTCGATGCCGACCGTCGCCACCTCGGCGCGGTCGAGTAGCTCATCGAGCGAGCGCGGCCCGCCGTTGCCGCGCGACCAGAACTGCGCGCCAGCCCAGCCATCGGATCGCAGCGCGACACCGATCTGAACGTTCAGATGCTGGCTGGCCCAGCGCCGCAGCTCGGCCTCGCTAGCCTCGCGCGCTGCCTCGTAGTCGGGGATCAGTCGCTCGACCGTGATCGACCGGCCGTTGTTCGGGGTGACCAAATGCCAGTTCGACGGATCTTGCCAATCGACATTCGGCGGGAACTCGTAGAGCACCGGAAGCAGCGGCGCGCTCAGCGTGCCGTCGCGAACCTTGCGCGCCTTGGACAGTTCCGCCGCGAAGACACCCGACGGCGGTCGCTCGGACTGGGTCGTGATCTGGATCAAGAACCCTTCGGGTTGCGAGATCAGACCGCCGCGAAGCTGACCGATCACGCGGTCCGCGTCCGGCGCTTCGGCGATGACGTGCGTCTCATCGAGCAGGATGCCCGCGGGCTTCGTGCCCGTCACCACTTTCGGATCGAACGACTTGACCTTCAGAAACGCCTTCGTCTGACGGTAGCTGATGCGTTTCAGATGTGACTGGACGTGGAACTTCGACGCCAGCACCGGGTCCGCCTCGATCATGCCGACGGCCTGGCTGAAGGCCAGATCGGCAATCTCCTGCGTCGGCGCGATGAGCAAGAACTCGGCACGCGGGCGCTGGTTAACGAGCAGCGCCGTGAGCATGATCGCCGCACCGGCGGTCGTTTTCGAGTTCTTCTTCGGCACCAGGACGAACGCCTCGCGGATCTGCCGCTGACCGCCGACCACCGACCCAAACAACGCCTTGACGATGTCCCGTTGCCAGTCGCCCGCCGCCTCGCGCATCCTCGGCTGGCCGGGAACATCCGGCAGACGCAGCGCGTCGAATATGCCCGCCGCCCTGCGCGCGGCGTCCTGATCGAGTGGGAGATCGGGGACCAGGGACCGGCCCGACCGGAGCCGATCAGCCCAGTCGCGGCAGGATGTATCCCAGGCCATCAGTTCGCCAGCAGCTGCTCCCAGTCGGTGCCGCGTTCGGCGGTCGCCGCGATCTCGTCGGCCTGTTGCTTCTTGCCCGCCACCTCGGCCCGAGCGTGGACGTAGGGCGCGGCACACTGCGCCATCCGGTCCCGACGCGCCGCGTCGGCGGTCTGGTCGCGCATGACCGAGAGCATGTATTCCAGCGGCGACATGCCGATGAGCATGGATTCGGTCAGCACCATCTTGGCGACCGGCTGCTCGCCCTTCTTCGGACGCCCCGATCCTGGCTGCGGCCCGC